ACGAACAATACGCTCGCTATAAGGCAGCGTTTAAAAATTTGCAGCAGATGGAAGAAGACCCGTCTGACGAGCAGTTAATCGCGCAGCTTAAGCGCGAAGCATCGGCTATCACCTATGCGGGTGAAGTCGGCAACGAAATCGTAGAAGATTGGGCGTTTTAGCGGCTGCTTGACCTAGCTTCCGCTAAAACGTATCTTTTACAAATCCGTACTGGTGCGGTTCATCAGGTCCGAAAGGAAAACCCATGAGCACAGAAGCTCTCGAAAATACAGCGGTTGATACCGCGCCGGAACAGGACGCTACGGCAGCGCCTGCCACCGAAGTTACGCAGCCGGAAGAACAAACGACGGAAGCCTCCAAGTCTTTCACACAAGAAGAATTGGATGCAATTGTCGGAAAGCGTCTTGCAAGAGAACAGCGTAAGTGGGAACGAGAGCAAGCCCAACGCCTTGCTGAATTGGAAGCCCGTAGGGCAACGCCAATTAACCCGCCTGACGTTAACGACTTTGATAATGCGGCTGCTTATGCAGAAGCGTTAGCTGAGCAAAAAGCCCAGCAGTTGTTGGCCCAGCGGGAAGCAGCAAAGCAGCAAGCTCAGCTTCTGGAAACCTATCACGAAAAAGAAGAGGATGCGCGGAGCAAGTACGACGACTTTGAACAGGTCGCGTACAATCCGAACCTCCCCGTCACGGACGTGATGGCCCAGACGATCCAAGCTTCCGATATGGGGCCTGATGTCATCTATTGGCTAGGGTCTAACCCCAAGGAAGCTGGCCGTATCGCCGCCATGCCGCCAATTCTTCAGGCGCGAGAGATTGGTCGGATTGAAGCCAAATTGGCAGCTAATCCTCTAGTCAAAAAAACTTCAACCGCGCCAGCACCTATTGCTCCTATTGCCGCGTCCAGAAGTTCTGGGACACCTGCCTACGACACCACTGATCCCCGCTCAGTCAAGAACATGAGCACTTCAGAATGGATCGAAGCGGAGCGTCAGCGTCAGATCAAGAAGTGGGAAGCGCAACGTAACCGTTAATTTTTGGGTGAAACACAATGGCAAACTCGCTTCTTACTATTGATATGATTACGCGGAAGGCTCTGGAAATTCTGGAGAACAACCTCGTAATCACCCGCAACGTCAACCGTCAGTACGACGATAGCTTTGCTGTCGAAGGCGCTAAGATCGGTTCGACCCTCCGCATCCGTCTGCCCGACCGCGCTCTCGTCACTGACGGCGCCGCTCTCCAGGTTCAGGACGACAACGAACAGTACACGACCCTGACTGTTTCTACCCAGAAGCACATCGGCGTGAACTTTACGTCTGCTGAATTGACCATGCAGTTGGACGACTTCGCTGAGCGCGTTCTCAAGCCTCGTATCTCGCAGCTTGCTTCGAGCATCGACGCTGATGTCGCTAACTCGTATGCGTCGATCTACAACTCGGTCGGCACGCCCGGCACGACCCCGGCTACTTCGCTGGTTCTGTTGCAGGCGCAGCAGAAGCTCAACGAATTTGCCACGCCCATGAGCCCCCGCTACGCAACGGTTAACCCCGCTGCCAACGCTGGTCTTGTGGAAGGCATGAAGGGCCTCTTTAACCCAACATCGACCATCTCCCGCCAGTTCAAGAACGGCATGATGGGCGAAGGCATTTTGGGCCTTGATGAAGTCAATATGTCGCAGTCGATCCGTCAGTTCACGACCGGTTCTGCCGTTCGTACAGACTCGCTCGCCGTCAAGACCACGATCTCGGCACAGGGCACTTCGACATTCACGATTAAGTCTGCCACTAACGCTAAGACCATCGTGCCTGGTGACGTGTTCACCATCGCGGGCGTCTATGCTGTTAACCCGCAGACCCGTGAGTCCACCGGTTCGCTCCAGCAGTTCGTTGCGACCAACACGGTCACTTCGTCCGGCACTGAGTTCGCCAATGTGACGTTCTCGCCCGCGATCTACACTTCGTCGAACGCGCTCGCCACCGTGGACAGCTTCCCGCAGGCTGACGCGGCTGTGACGCTCCTCGGCGCAGCTTCGACCGTGTACCCGCAGAACCTTGTTTACCACAAGGACGCGATCTCCTTCGCCACCGCCGACCTTCTGCTTCCGCAGGGCGTCGATATGGCTTCGCGTCAGGTCCATAACGGCATTTCCATGCGCGTTGTTCGTCAGTACGACATCAACAACGACCGTATGCCTTGCCGTATTGATGTTCTGTACGGCTATAGCGTCATTCGTCCGACAATGGCTACGCGCCTTTGGGGTTAATCCTCCTAGCCCTCGGCTTGCCGGGGGCTTCTTCCTCTCTTTTAGGAGTATAAAACAATGGCACTTCCTACTGTTGGTGGCGGTTATCAGTTCAACGACGGCAACTTGAACGAAGTTAAGCTGTCCGTCGCTGCTGCACCGACCACTGCAACCGACAGCGCTACGCTGACCGTTGCTCAGATCACCAACGGCATCATTATCGGTACGCCGACGACGACTGCCGCTTACACGTTGCCGCTGGCCTCCGATGTGGACGCTTCGCTGACCAACGCTAAGGTGGGTTCCACGTTTGATTTCCGCGTCATCAACACGACGACCGCGGGCGTCATCACCGTGACCACAAACACAGGCTGGAGCATTGGCAGCGGCGGTTCGCAGGGTCTCATGACCATTGCGGCTACGGCTGGCACGGTACGCGGTTTCCGTGCGCGTAAGCTTGGGGACGCCTCTTGGGCGCTCTACGCCATCTCGTAAGCAACAAGGCCCCTGCTTCGGCAGGGGCCAACCTTTAAAGGGTTAACATGCCCAATATCTACTTACGGCACCCCGATCACGGAACTAAAATTGCTTTTATGGAAGAAGAAGCTATTTTTGATGAAGAATATGGCTGGACACGCTATACTCCCGGCGAGCCGTTAGCCGACACGACATTTGTATCGGAAAACCAAATGCGGGGGCGCAGGCGAAGCAAAAAGCCTTTGAGCGAAGGATTGGCGACCGATGACGACAGCAAACGACCAGATTAACGGTGCGCTTCGCCTTTTAGGGGTTTTGGCCGAAGGTGAAACACCTTCAGCAGCTACATCAGAAGACGCTTTGTTAGCCCTCAATCAGATGATTGATAGCTGGAATACCGAACGTCTGTCGGTGTTTTCCACTCAAGATCAAATCTTTAGCTGGACGCCTTACGCCATCTCTAAGACACTGGGTCCATCTGGCGATTTTGTGGGTAACCGTCCCGTCTATTTGGATGACAGCACATATTTCCGCGATCCGGCGTCGGGCATCTCGTATGGCATCAAGTTTATCAACCAGCAACAATACGATGGCATTGCGGTTAAAACAGTAACCAGCACTTATCCACAGGTTATGTTTATCAACATGACATATCCTGACATTGAAATGTACGTCTATCCGGTTCCGACCAAAATCCTTGAGTTTCACTTTATTTCGGTCGAAGAGCTGTCGCAGCCCGCCAATTTGGCAACAACGCTGGCTTTTCCACCGGGCTATTTGCGTGCGTTTCGGTATAATTTGGCGTGTGAATTGGCTCCCGAATTTGGTGTTGAGCCTTCGACGCAAGTTCAGCGCATCGCAATGGCGTCCAAGCGCACGCTGAAGCGTGTCAATAACCCCGACGACATTATGTCGATCCCGTACAGCATTGTTGGCACTCGCCAGCGCTACAACATCTTTGCGGGTAACTACTGATGAAAACGCCTATTCTTGGCAGCAGCTATGTCGCGCGCAGCGTTAATGCTGCGGATAATCGCATGGTTAATCTTTTTCCCGAAATTATCCCCGAAGGTGGAAAAGAAGCTGCTTTTCTTCAACGTACGCCTGGTTTGCGTCTTTTAGCAACCGTTGGCAGCGGTCCTATTCGCGGGCTATGGCAATTTAACGGCCTGTCTTACATTGTATCGGGGTATAATCTTTATCGTATGGACAGTTCATATAACACACGTTTTTTAGGTGTTGTTGGTGGGACCGGTCCCGTAAGCATGGCAGATAACGGTACGCAACTTTTTATCGCCTGTAACGGTCCTAGCTATATCTACAACACAGTAACCAACGATTTTGCGCCTATTGCAGATGAAGATTTTACCGGCGCTGTTACTGTTGGTTATATCGACGGTTATTTTGTCTACAATGAACCAAATAGCCAAAAAATTTGGGTCACTAGCTTGTTAGACGGTACGTCGGTTGATCCGTTGGATTTTGCAAGCGCTGAAGGGTCGCCCGATAAACTTGTTTCGCTTATCGTAGCCCACCGCGAAGTTTGGTTGTTTGGATCATCTTCAGTTGAGGTTTGGTACGACGCCGGGCTAGCCGATTTTCCGCTTCAACGTATTCAAGGCGCGTTTAATGAATTGGGCTGCGCCGCGCCTTATTCTGTTGCTAAAATGGACAACACCGTTTTTTGGCTTGGCGCCGACGCGCGCGGGAACGGTATTGTGTACCGTGCAAATGGCTATACAGGGCAGCGCATCAGCACCCATGCTATTGAATGGCAGATACAACAATACGGTAATATTTCAGACGCCATAGCGTATACATATCAACAGGATGGTCATTCGTTTTACGTTCTTACGTTCCCAAGCGCGAGCGTTACTTGGGTATATGACGCATCTACGCAAGCATGGCATGAGCGCGCCAGTTGGTCAGGGGACCAGTTTTACCGTCATCGCAGTAACTGCCAAATGTCGTTCAACAATGAGATTATTGTTGGAGACTATGAAAATGGACGGCTATACGCGTTTGACCCGGATAAATATAGCGACAATGGTCAAACCCAACGGTGGTTGCGGTCTTGGCGCGCACTTCCAACGGGCACTAATGATTTGCGGCGAACAACGCATTATAGTTTGCAATTAGATTGCGAGACCGGCGTTGGGCTAAGTGAGCCGCCTAACTCCGTAGATATTTTTGATGGCGAATACAATGTTGGCTATTTGCTGACAGAAGACGGCAAATTTCTTATTACGGAAACAGGCGAGTATATTGTTGCTACTGCTGAACTATATACAACAATGATCCCCCGCGTCATGTTGCGTTGGTCGGATGACGGTGGGCATACTTGGAGTAATGAGCATTGGACTTCTGTCGGCACTATAGGGAGCTATGGGCGCCGCGCTGTCTGGCGGCGGTTGGGCATGACCCTTAAAATTCGCGACCGCGTATATGAAATTTCTGGTACAGACCCCGTTAAAACAGCAATTCTGGGGGCAGAGTTAAAAATAGGCGCGACCAATGCCTAACTCTAACACAACTAATATCACAGCACCGCGCGTTCCATTTTTGGATGAACGTACGGGGCT